CTTCCATCCCTTTCTTACTCATGCCCTCTTCCATGATAACCAAAGATCGGTAAAATATCTCTAGGGTAAAAGTATAATCCCACCAATTGTGGTTGTACAGCTCTTTTCTGAATTTCCAAATGTTCTTAAAAAAGGTTGGTATGCCTCTTGTCAAGACTTCTTTTATTCTGTATATTGTGTATTGTATGCTCATATTAATTGTAAGTTTTTCATTCTGCGCTCTCTGGTCAGCTGCTTTACGTGGGTGTATAAATCTAATGTCGTACCGTCGAAGTCTTCCATAATCAGCTCTAATTCATCTCCAGATATACCGAAAGTGCCTTTAAAGTCATTCTTCATCTTTCTTAAGATTTCTTTCTCATCTTTTTGGTAGTCGTCTATAAGTCTCTTCCATCTAGCCCCAAATAAACTTCTATGATCTAATTGATCTTCGAAGTACTTGATATCTTTAATTTTATCATACAACAAATAGTTTTCCATCTCTGCTTGATAAAAATAATCAGAGTGTTCGTAGTCGCCGTTAGCTATCTTATCGTACAAAGGAGCTTTATCTTGTAGAGTCTGTCTAACTTCGTAACGTCTCCACCACACGAATTGATTGTATCTCTTTGGAGTCAACTTCGATAGTTGCTCTTCTAAGAATGGCCTTGGTAATTTAGTTGGTATCATAACTTTTATTTTAACATGTCGTAATGTCTTGGATAGATGTGGAGATTCGTGATCATCCATGTCATTTCTCCTACTGGAATATCTAACTGAAGCGCTACCATCTCCATAAGCTTGGCAAATGTAAATTGGTCATTACAGAAACCAAAAACTAAATCGATAGATCTTGCGAATACCGTTAAATGTAACTTATCGTCTTTTATGTAGAAGTTAAGTACATCGTTACATGGTGTATCGTACTTGTATCTGTCCAATTCGTTTATATCGTAATGTACAACAATTGCTCGTCTTGTTTCTTTATTAGTTTTGAGTTCTTGTATTACTCTTGATAGTTGATAGTTCTTGTTCCAAAAGTAACCGTAGTTAGAGTTAACTTCTGTTGTGCCTTCTACCATCATCTGTTTCCATATCTTAGCACGCTCTGAGATTTCGCTAGCATCACGATCGCCTTTAAGATACCAGTTCCATTCGTACTCAGCGTAGTCTTCGTTAAACTTACGTTGAGGTGTGGTAACAGTTTTGTTACTTACGTCTTGTAGTGTAAATGAAACGTTGAACTTGGCTTTAGTACCTGCGAATGATTCTCCGTTGGCGTTAATGTCGCTAAATAGCAATTCGAATGCGTCTGTGGCGTTTTTATATAACATACTTTTCTACTTCTATAAATTTAGATAAAAATTCAATAGGCTTTAAATCTCTGTAGCCTTCTAAATACACTACGCGTTTAATGCCTGATTGTATGATCAATTTACAACAATTTTGACACGGAGATAAACTTAAATATAAAGTGCTACCATCTACTGCATTACCGCTTTTAGCCGCTTTTAAAATTGCGTTCATTTCAGCGTGGATAACTTCGTCTTTGGTAACATCGTTTTCTTCACATGTGTTGTCCATTCCAGCAGGTGTGCCATTATACCCAAAACTTATTACATTACCGTCCTTCACCAATACTGCACCTACTTTTGATCTGGTGCAGTGCGATAAAGTGCCTACTTCTTTTGCGATGTTGATAAATGTCTTATCTAACTTCTTTTGTTTTTCCATTATAAACCAGTTGATCCGAATCCACCAGCTCCACGCTCTGTGTTTCTATCTGGTAACTCTTCTAATACGTGTACGTCCATATAACTTACTGGAATCAAAACGAACTGTGTTAGCTTTTGACCTGGTTTGATGGTTGTATGAGATCTTCCTACATTAATTAGATGTAAATGAATTTCTCCTTCGTAGTCTTCGTCAACTACGCAAGCGCCTACTGATAAATTTTGTTTTGTCGCAACTCCTGATTTGTTAAATGCAATTAGTGCATAACCTGATGGAACGTGCGCTCTGATACCTGAAGGAATTAAAACTGATTCTCCTGTGTGGATAGTAGTTTCTTGAAAATCTTCTGGTACGTAGAAGTCTAAACCTGCTGAAAGGTTAGTTCCTCTACTTGGTGTTTTTACGTTTCTTGTCTTCTGAATGTTCATTCTGTACATTGTTTTGAAAGTCATTTAGTGATGCAATATATGCAACTAAATCTAAATAATTGTCTTCTTTGTAATTATAAGATGCTCTTGATAACTTAAGGGCCATCATACAATTGTACATGTCAACTGTTGTGATTTCCTTTCTTGATAATAGAGACGCAATCTTGGCAGCTTCTTGCATGCCTTCTTGGAAAGGACCGTAAAGTCTCTCCTTTTCTTCGTTTCTTTCGAATACGATTTCGTTTGCTTTAAGTAGTATATTCATAGGATAAATATAAAAAATAAGAGGCTAATAGAAAAACTAATCTTTGTAGTACTTCTTAAAATCTTTGAAGTCTCCCCACTCGCGACTTGAATCGATATCACTAGCTTTTAATTCGGCTTTTGGCATATTGCCTGCAACGTTCCAAAACCAATCTCCCTGCTGACCATGAGTCTTTAGGAGTTCCCAACCTTTGGCATCGTAGGTTTGTATAGAATCAAAAGGAGTCTGTATCCTTGAAGGCTTTAAGAATGCTCTATCGTGAGTGTAAAACTTAGCTCTACCAAGTTCTCCGTCCTGTACGTTTCTTGCAACCGCTACAGCATTAAACTTAGTTTTTGGTAAAGCGATCTGTAAACTGCGAGATAAAACTCCAGTAGAAAATACCGACCACATTGTTTCTATATCGGTGTCTTTAAAATTATCGTAAAATATTCTAACTCCACCAGCTACTACAGATTCGTGCTTTAAACCGAAAGGCAGGTATTTTGCGCCTATTCTTTCAGCGAATTGTTTTGCCCAGATATTAGCAGTTGGCATTGCTGGAATTTTTACAAATAATGGAATTCCTCCATTTTCTATTGCAGATAATTGATGATCTGATGCCTCTTTGGAAGCAGGCATAACCAAATAAAGTTTCTTATTATACTTCTTTGCTAAATGACAAAGAGAATACGGTGCGTAACCTGTTCTTGGTGCAACATAAACCATGGCATCTTCTTTTACTTGAGATATAAAGAAATCTCCCATTTTTGCTTTAGTACCGAATTGGAATTCTCCATCATCGACTACTTTAAAACCTTCTATGTCTTTTACTTTGAAAGTAAAATCGTGCTTGTAATCTTTAGTCATGTCAAGGTAGTACTCTAAGTTCCTACCGTTTGACATGTCTAAATTAGATTCATCTGTTGCTTTATTTAAAAACATTAATTGGTCTATTTTATTTTTTTTCTTTCTTCTGAAGTTGTTTGCTTAAGTTACTAACAGGTACCGGTGTTCCTACAGGGTAAGGAGATCCTTCTTTAGCTGCGGTTATAGATGTCATTCCTGATTCAACTGGAACTGCTTTACGTAATGGAACTGCTGCTTCGTTAAGTGGTCCGTATACTTTCGCTAATACAATACCAGAAGCTGTTGTATCAAAGATAATACCTGGCATAGCAAACATATTACTTTCGCTTGTACTTGGAGAATCTAAGTTTACAACAAACGAACGATTTACTGGTGGTAATAATTGCCACTCTTTAGTTGCTGGATCGAATTGAGGTACTGAAGTTGCTGAATCGTAATACCAAAAGAAAGACCATACTGTTTTGTCTGTTCCGTCTGGAGTTTGCGGGTTTTGGCCTACATTGAATTTTCCGTAAGTTCCACTAACGCCTTCCATTAATAAATTTGAAAGAGATGGGCCTGTTAATACTGGACAAATAGCACAACCTTCGTTATACTCTACGCCTTGAACAATAATCTTTTTTCCAGTAGGAACTGCTGCTGATGCACCACAAAATGCGAAAGCGCCTTGGTGAAGAGCTGCAGCTTTATCTAATTTAATTTCTTGATCTGCTTCATTTGTCGTGTTACAGCTGAATAGCACTGTTAGTAGACTGACTACTATGATTGACATTTTTTTCATGTTTGTTGTTTATATTAATTATTTTGTTATTTGTGTGAGATACGGATAATTCTTTGGTCTTAAATGTACAGACTGCTTCATTTCTAATATATCTAGCATTTTAGTGCCGTCTGCATCTATCCACTCTGATGGCCATTGAATTACTTCTAATCCTGAATTGTTAATGATTTCGTTAGCAATTTCTCTTACTTGCATTCGCTCTTCTCTTGTACCAAAGAATGGTTGCTTCTTGTACAAACCGGTTCCAGGAATTTTTCTTGATTCGTGTTCTACTGGTAACAATTCTACTAAAGTTGCTTTCTTTAATTGTTTTGCAAAATCAACGTAACGATTAAATAGATCAGCGGTAGCTTGTTGAGGATTCTCTTGTCTCATCAAGTGAAAACGTAAATCTATATTACCAAAATACAAAGTAACTTCGTCAAATCTATTATTGATCTGTTCTACTGTTTCTCTTTTTAAGAATCCGTGTAAAGTTCTACCAGCTGTAAAATCTAAAGAGTGTCCAGGTTTCCACACAGATAAAGCGTGAGAATCTCCAATAACTCCTTTTCTACTTTCTAAGCCGTGAGCTAAAAAAGTATTGTAAAAAGAGATTGCGTTTGTTTCTGGAAATGTTCCATCTACTTTTAATCGCTTATTGAACTTATTGAAGTCGAATATGCTATTAGAATATCTAAGTTCTCCTTTAAATTCTGCAATAGCTTTCATTTTTTCTGTATGAATATTTTGAGGTCCACCCGGCACATTAAAAGAGCCTTCTACGAAATTAACTCCTTCACAGATATAAAGCAGATCGTAATTCCCCCACGTTGATGGCGGAGGATTTACGTCTACAGTATCGTGAGGATGGTTGTCCCATAACATTTTTGTTTGGATGAGTCCAAATCCACCACCTTGACTATTCAAAGTAGCGCCTACATTTCCCATCATTGATACC